CCGCTTGGGAATATTAAAGAGAAATCAAGAAGTGGGTCATCATTCGAATAGCCGCCGCTATAATTTAATATTTTATTAAGCGTAATATATTTTAATTCAAAACCGGAAGCTAATACGTTAGTATTGCCGAGTAACTGAAGTCTTGTATTGTTTATACCAGAGGATGAAAATCTTACGGCGCATTCACCACTAGATTGAACATTAAATAATGTCTGTGGAATAACAGAACTAGCCTGTATGTTTGATATGCCAACATTTCCAGAACGTAAAGCCGTAAAAATTTCCCTTTCGTTGTTATTAAAATTAGAGCCAGACCCAGAAATAGTTCTTATAGAGAATCTGTCTCCAAATTGATTATTTATTATCTGATCTTTTTCATCAGAGTAAACTAAACTAAAACCGCGTACTTCGTTTCCAGTTAAAAATGTAGTATTTCTACTAATAAAATCTTGAGATACTTTTACTCCAGAAGATCTTGTGCTGTAGGCGGTGCTTAAGCCAGATGGAAATAAAAAGTTTATGGTTCTATCATTTGGAACTACTATTGAATCTGGATATCCAAAATATATTTTATCTGGATCTATATTTATTCCAAAACAAGGAAAGTATTCGCCATTGCTGGATACTAGACTTAAGTGGTCTTTAGAGAGAACTCTCTGTGTTTGTAGGTGAGTTCCGTCTACAAGTTCTAAACTAATATTTGACTGCCATCTAGATCTAGAATAATTGTCATCAACCTCTAAACAGGTTAAAGTTTGATCTGGAGCTTTATATATGAAACGGTAATCTCTTCTGTAATTACTTCCGCTAGAATGTACTTCGAAACCGGCTCCGTCCAATCCTTCGTCACTTAAATATCCACAAACGGAACTATTGAATATATCACCTTCGCAAATTCCACTTGTAGCTAAGTGAAGAGTTTTACATTCATATAAACACGATGTAATTGTTGTATATTCTAAATCTGTTATTTTGGCGTTGCCGCTAACTATAATATCATTAAAAATAGCGTCCCATTTTAAATCTGGATGTCCAAGAACATAAATGCTATCTGCGGCGGGAACAATATTACCTTGAACTGTAATTAAACCTTGTGATCCAGATGGCGACGATGTTCCAACGCCAATATTTCCGTTTGTATCAAAAGTCATTACATCTTGATGATTATAACTTGAATTAAAAACGGAAATTGTTAAATCAGAGTTGTCATCGTAAGCTATTCCGCTAGATATATAAGCTTTATTCCATAAATATCTTTCATTACCAAGGCTACCGCCCTTACTTTGAACCGGAGAAACCGATCCGTTGACCTGGAGGGCGCCGTAATCATGTAAAGTTTTTGTTCCAATTCCAAGTTTAAGACTTAAAAGGTCTCCATAAATTAACGGGGCCGTTCCAGATGCTGGGTCTATATCACATAAAAATTCTAACGTTAGGGGGTGAGATGCCACATATAATTTATAATTAGAATTTTCTCCAACATAATATCCGGCGGCATTCCCTATAGCTATATTGAAATCGCCATGTTTATTGGATTGTAGAGTATAATTACCTATTCCAACATTTCCGGAACCGGTTACATTTCCGGCTAGAGCGTTTAGTCCGATAGCTACATTTTCTGAACCATAAAGATTGCAACCAAGAGAATGGGAACCAACTGCGGTATTTGATCTTCCGTTATAATTTCCGCCAAGAGCATAATAACCAACGGCAGAATTATCAAGATTAGATCTTCCAGGAAGAGAGAATTTACTTAATGCTTGATCGCCAACTCTAGTGGTTCTCGTAGCTGGAGAACCAAGATTTACACAGTTAACAATGTGTTCTTCTAAAAAATTATGAACAGAATCAACTAAATTAACTAAACTTGTTCTTAAATCTTCTGGCGATATTTGTTGGGTTGCATTGTCTGGAAGTAGATAGTTTATTGATTGAAGATATTCTGGCTTGGTTAAAATCATTCTTATTTCTACCTAAAACTAATTTGTAATGATTGTAAATCAAACTTTACACTATCTCCAGTATATATAATACGAGGATTGTCTAATTGAGCGTGCATTAGCAAGTTGCCAGAAGCATAAGTCGGACTATCTAAAATAGCTATTCCAGATACCCAACCCCAGTCTTGTAATGCTGCATCAAAAACAAAAGAAACATTATTTTTTATAACACCACTACCAACGGCGTGATCGCTTGAACTATAGCTCCAGAAATTGTTTCCACTAACAGAGGGGTTTCCAAGATTTATTCTAGAATATCCTGTTAAAGAGCCGTTAAGTCCAGATGGGACTTCTGGTATTGTTGAACCAGTATGAGAATCTATTGGAACTCCATTTGTTAATGCAACTGCAATTGAACTTGGCTTTGGAAAAGTTTGTCCGCGAAACATATGGTGTAAAAGTCCAGATTCTAAATAATCTGATAAAGCTGCCATTTTAGCCTCCTGAGAGTCCTTGTTTAAATTAAAATTACAATGTATTATACACAATTAATAAATTTTAACCACTTTTCTTTGTCCACAATCCCATCTTCTCAAAGCAAAAAAAAACCCCCAGGAAAACCTGGGGGTTTCTATAAATTTTTGTTTAGAACGATCCGAGAAGAACTCTACGATTGTCTAATACACCGAAGCCTAATTCCGCCCAGCCGTAGTAACCAGCTCTCTGTTGACGATGAAGAGTCGGATCTTCAAAAACTTGAAGAGCTTGCTTCATAGGCATAACAAAGCTGTCGCTAGACGATTGGTCTAAGCCAACGACTAACTCAAGGTCACTCGCCTGAACTGCTCCACCTAAGCCTGTTGCAGAAACAAAGAAATCCTGATACTCTTGACCTTCACCAAGTTCATCAAGATCGCGCAGTCTAACACCAAAGATATTGGTGACAGGAGCGCCGCCTTCTGGAGCATTGTAAATGCTAGTGCGAATAGCGTCGGAGACTTGGTCAAGACCCCAGTTACGAACATCTTCAAGAGCTTCTGGAGAAACATAAATATCGGTAAGGCGACCACGATTTGCCGAACCAGTATTTCCGCCGGAATTTCTGCGCATAACTGTTTGCATTAAGCTAACAAGTCTCTTTGTGAACATTCCAGCTGTTGCATCGCCGTCGTAAACAAGAATATTACGATCAACACCGGCTGCGAGAAGTGTATGCCAGCCATCATCGTTCATTTTCTTAACAAAGCCAGCTTCCATAACTTGCATAGCGCGAGCAACAACATCCCAGCGTGCTTCGCGAGCATATCTAAGAAGATAATCAATAGAACTTGTGATGCTGTAGGTTGGAATCATGACATAGTCGCTTTCAACGCTTTTTTCTGGAATGCGTCCATGGCCTGGGTTAGTATAAGCGACATGCTCACCCTCAAGACCCGGAGAGATTAAATCCAAAGGATATTCTGTGGAACTTCCCGGTTCAACATTAATTGTTTCGAAAATATCACCAAGGATATTTCCAACTAAAACGCCCTTACGAAGAGGTGTTTCAAGCGCCTTCGCAAATTCACGTTGAGCAGCCATTGCGACGTTAATATCACTATCGCCCGACTTTTTAAGTAAAGCGATAAATTCATCGCTTGGTCTTTCTGTATATGACATGTTAATATCTCCTTTTATATTTTATTAACCGAAGTTTGGTAAATTAACGAAGACTTTTGCGTAGCCATCGGAATCTTTATTGGACATAAATCTACCAATAGCTAAATTCCCGGATGCTTGAGCGTTAGCTGCTGAATTTGTTATATTTCCAGCTGTCGCGGAATCGGCGTAAGCAACTTGTCCAGGAGTTGGGCTTCCAGTAATGTTATTGGTCAAAACCCAACCCTGAGTCATTACTGTGACCTTTCCACCCTTCTGAACTTCGTCTTTATACCAATTCATATGTACTCTTGTGAGGTCTTTATTAACAACATCATTCAAAAGAATACCAACTGGTACATCTGTAGCAGTTGCTTGCTTATATCTGACAAGGTTAACACCTTGATCCATAGCGGCGCCAGAAGCATTTACGGCATCAAGAACAACAACCCCACCTCTAGTGGCAGTTCCGGCGTTGTAAAAGAAACTAATGTCTGTCTGTGCTTCGTATCTATCTGATTTTAAAGCCATGTTAATATCTCCTTTATAAAATATTTATTTACTTTTTCTTTGTAAGGACATTATTTTCAAGCCAGCTAGAAATACTAGCTCTTGTATTTTGTAATTCATCTGTAACAATCGCTTCAACTAAAGTTGCTTCGGTTGTTTCAAGTGTTTCAAATGTTTCTTGATTAACAGAAGCTTCTTCAGCCATTGGCTTCTTGTTAAGAGCTTCTTCTTCTTTTTTCTTCATTTTATCCATCTTGCCTTTCCAAGCAGCCACAATAGCTTCAAAAGCTTCATCAGCAAGAAGTTCATAAGCGGTAAGTGAAGTTTCTACTTCATCTTGCTCAAAACCAGCCTCAAGAAGAGAAGCCATTCTTTTTTGCATCTTTGCTTTCTTCTTCATTTCTTCCATATCTTTCATAGCAACACTAAGTTGATCATTGGATTTTGCAAGAGCATCTTCTAGTTCAGCTATTCTTGCTTGAGTAGACTTAATGGATTCTTCCATTTCTGCTACTAACTGATCCTTATCAGCAATAGTTGTTTCATAAGACTCAATTTTAGAAGCGATTTCTTTATCTTTAGCTTCTTCTATTTGAGCCTTGACTCTCTTGTTTTCTTCTTTTGCAGAAGCCAATTCAGCTTTAAGATCAGCTAATTGCTTCTCAAAATTTGTCGTATCTGACATAACATTTTCTCCTATAGTAAAACTACTAATTTCATCGTTAACAATAAACGTTGCTGTACTTTTCGAATTATTAAATATAATACTTCTTGGATTTGCCGGTTTAGAGACTAACCCTTTTCCGGAAAAAGCAATTTGACGTAATGCTCTACCTATTTTATATCCATCATATTCTCCAGTTCCTCCATAAGATCTAAGATGTTTTGTTAAGTATGCAGAAGCTTCATTTCTTGGTAAAACTTGAGCTTTACCGCTATTATCTAGTAAAGCATAATCAAACCCAGAAAATAAACATTCCATTGAAACATACCACTTTCCATCTTCTATTTCTGATATTATTTTTTCCATGCGTTCTTTGTTTTCTATGTTTGTCCAGCTATTATAAAGAACGGCCTGTGTAATTATATCAAAATCATCTGGAACAAAGTTTTGATCCGAATCAATTCTTTTTCCATCTTTATCAAGAACGTAGCTTCCAGTTATATGACCGATTATATCGTTCTCGTCATGCATAAAATTAAATTGTTTATCTTCAGGCGTATCTCTCGCTTCCCATGTTGCATCAGCAAGAAATACATCATCATTTTTATTCCATCCGGTTGAAACTAAAACAGATTCTATATAATAAAGATCTGTTTGATTTTTATTTTCAGCTATGACACGATTGCGTACATCTTCGTCTTTTATTATTTCTAAAGCGTCAGCATAGCTTCCAGCATGAATTTTTGCGCGTGAATAATAGGCGACTGAAGCTTGAGCTTTTACTAGCTCAGCAACGCCGTCATTTATTTCTTTTTCATATATTTTAATTTCTTTCATTGAATATTGCTCCATAGAAAGATATACACAAAATAATAAAAAATATCCAAAAAACACTAATTTTCGTTAATTTGAAACTCGACATAACATGCTATTAAAGACTTTTTGTAATCTTCTAAAGGTAAAATTTCTAAAGAAATATTATTACTTTTAAGATATTTTGAAAAATCTTCAGGTGCTGTTTTATTTGATGCTATTACCGTATTTATGTAATCATCGGTTATTTTTGACATTGGGTCAAGATTAGAAAAAACGTGAAATTTTATTGTTTCTAGCTCTAGAAATTCAGATTTTGTTAATTGTCTCAAATTTAATTTTTTATTTATGGATAAGTATGCATTATTGATTAATGCTGATACTTTTTCGTAAGTATTTTGTGACCAGATTAATAATTCGGCAACTCCGGGTTTTGACTTTGGTGTATCAACCCTTTGCTTTCTTGGTTTTGTGTCGGTTTGATTAAAAGGTCTTCCGCCTTGTGGATTAGCAGATTTTTGCGGAGGATCAAAACCAAGTCCTGGAATTTGAGAGACCGGCTTAATAAAAGGGCTAACTTTTTCAGGAAGTTTGTCATCTTCTCTATCTTTGGTTTCCCTTTTTAATCTCATTTTTTCTACATTTGGAACTTCTTTAAATCTTTCTAATACAGTTTCGTGACTAATAATATCTCTATCGGCAAGCTGAATAAGAAGTTGTTTTTCGCTCGATTCATCTGATAGGCTCATCTTATCGAAAACTATGTGCGGCGCTTTTCTAAAGCCCAATGCTTTTCTAACTATCTCAACTTCATGTTCCCAGAATTTAACAAGCTGATCTCTTCCGTACTGAAGTCTTTCAACAAGCGTTTTTAAAGAGATAAAATTGTTTGTAAATCCGCCACCATTACCGGCCATTCCGGTTAATGTTGGTGGAACACCGAGTCCCGCATAAATACTATTCAAAACGCTTTGATATTTTTCTGATCCCAAGAATTTATATACTTGACTATTTGATTCAGTATAAGTTAATTCTGGACCCCAAACAAGCTCCATTGTTCCGCCGCCAACATTACTAGCTAAAATATTTCTTAATTTATTAATTGCTGATTTGTTTGGTAATATCTGATGTTCTAAACTTCCAAGGGTCCAAAGTCTTATGTTTGATATTGCGCCGTCAAGAGCCGAAAGATCAGCAAGTCTCATTTTTTCAAGCATTATTATGTCATCTAATATTGCATAAATCATAGGATTTGCCCAATAATTCCAGTCATCCTTTTTGTAGTAAAAAACGGCAACCCTATTTGGGTCCAATGGTATATTCTTTTTACCATTTTTTATTTGAGATTTAACATCTACAGGGAGTGTATCTAAAATATTTGCAGGTATGGCGCCGTTTTGAAAATTATCAAGAAAAGAAGTGTTTGTTATTTCAAAGTTTTTTCTACCAATAAATATATTTAGTGAGCCGTTTTTTAGATCTATAGATAATGGATTAAAGAAGTTATATCTCCATGGTATAATATTTTTATCATAATTTGGGAGTTCAACTTTTATATCTGACGCAATAGATTTTATATATTTTGTAATCTCGGGAGTTATTTCAGCGCTACTTCTATATATTACAACATTGCCAGTTCTATATAAATTATTTAAAAACCTTTCAGATCTTTCTCTTCCGTCTATTTTTTTGAACCACTGTTGATAAAAATCTTCAACGCTTTTATTTTCATGAACTATATTTATGCCTTGGCATCCAAAGTCGCCCATTAAGTCAATAACATTTCTTATAATTCCAACTTTATCATAAGCATCCATGCACATCTTTATGATTCTTTTTTGCTGTGATGGAATTTGTTCTTCAGGTCTAAATGCATAATAATCGTTTTTTGTAAATCCAGGTCTTACGGATCTATTTGGCTCTATGTCTAGAAAATCTCTATAGTATCTAGCTGTAGATTTAGTCACGCCCTCATAAGAATCTACGCATTCAGAGAATTTTGATATGGCGGTACTTTTACTCGCTTGATCTAAATTATTCCAAGTAATAAAATCCGAATCTGGTTTTTTTTGCATTTTTTAACCTATAATATCAATTGGATTGTATTTGAATTACTATACGACAGATAATTAATACACATTTTTCATATTTTCTGTAAACCAGCTTGGGCCGACAAAGTCATCTTCTATGATTTCTTTTTCTTTTGATTTGTCTAATGGAATAGCAAAACCGCCAAAAAATTGGTAGTCCTTTTGCTCTGGAGTTCTTGATATTATTCGTGCAGCCATATTGGCCATTAATAATGCGCTATATCTATCTTTTCTCATTTTTGATTTTTTGCCAGCCGCAATTATTACCTCGGGAGTATCCCATCTATCTCTTCCGCTTTGTGTCTGAGACATTTGTATCATAGATAACTCGTTTTTTAGTTCTTCTATATCCATAACGCACTGCTCAAGGGTATCATAAATACGTCCTTTAATTCCGTCTTCTGCATTTGATATGCCCAATGTAATAGTATCAAATCTTGGGAATAATAAAACTTTATCCTCAAAGTCTTTTCTCATTCCATGATTAGCTTCAGACAGCCAATCGTATTTTGCAAACTGACACATCTCAAGAATATGTAAACCTCTTTCGCCGTCTGAGGGTTTAGGTTTATCTTTTTCAATAATCGGCCAGATAGGTAGTTCACTATTTTTAATTTTATCCTTATCGTGCAATGATTCCATAACGGCGATACCACCACCTTGAGCATCCATAGCGATATGGACGCACGGAAACAATTTCATTAAATCTCTAATTTTTCTACAACAATAAGCATAGAAATCTGTTTCTTGTGAAAAACCCTTTTTAATTTTTTCTAGGTGTTCAGATCTATTAGTTGTCCAGCAGTATACAATCTTTCTATGATCTCCATCTATTTCTAAAATAACTATACTGAAATTATCTACTTCAGATGCTGGGTCAACGCCAAAAACATAACTTTTTGTAGGATCTCCTATCAATTTTGCTTCAAAGTTAATTTCCTCTCCTTCTTGATTTTTTATTGGGTCTAAATCAGAACACACACAAGATTCTATTAGGGTTCTTTTAAAGAAGCCTTGTGAATCTCGCGTAAATACTGCGCCAAATTCCATCATATAAATGCCGTTATGAACCGTCGCTTTTGATCTAGCCACCTGCGTAGCATCCATAAAACCTTCTGGTAGTAGTTCATACGGCATTCTTATAATTGAGTATTCTTTCCAGTTGAAATCTTGCGGGGGTTCCTCCCCATTAAAAACATCTTTAAGTTTTTTTGGACATCCGGCGCTTTTTACGATTGATTTCCATTTCTTCCAGTAAGAAGCGAAATGATTAAAATCATAATATGCGGTTCCAGAAAGAATAATTTGATTGTCTTTATTTTCAATAGAACTATCATCTTCTTTTTCTATTTCAATTCCAAGATTTTTAGCCCTTTTTTCAGAAGCTAATCTTTTTACATTTTCTATTGGATCGGAACTTACAGCAGCAAATCCAGCAACAACAGTTTCAAAAATTTCTCTAGGAACAGAAGCGAACTCGTCACAAATAATATCATTAGCGCGTTGACCTCTAATCTTCTGGCCGTCACCTAAAGGAAGACATGTTACTCTGCTGTCATTTATGCGCATAACGCATCTATCAACATCTTTCCTTGGTCCACTTTCACCGTCGCATATATCTCTAAGTAGTGGCGCATTATTCCAAATAGTTTCCATGTATTCGAATAATACTTTTGATTGTCTAAAGGCGGCGCCAACAATGACAATCTTTCGTTTTGGTAAAATTAAAGCTCTTAAAATAGAATATAAAGATAAAATAAAACTTTTTCCAAAACCTCTCGTTGCTATAAGCATCGGAAATTTTCTTTGCCACATCTCATGTAATATTAAAGCTTGAGATGGGAGTATTTGTATATTAAGTATATGTTTGCATAAAAAAGAAAAATACTCGGGCTTTGTCATTAACCATGTTAGCTTTAAATGGAATTCTTCATCTTCTGGCTCAATTATAGATATTGGATTACATATATATTTTTCGTCTATATCTAAGCCAAGCCAAGCTTCTTCTATATGTTTTAGTTTTTCTTCTGTCATTTTAGTATTTCATCAGCAAAGCCATGATCTATTGTTTCCTGTGGATCTAAATACCAATCGCCGTCTTTCATTTTTCTTTTAATATAATTTTTAATATGATTAATGCTTTTATTTGAAAAATATTTTCCGTACTTAGCTCTATTTGCATAAATATCAATCATTCTATTTGCAAACTTTCTTTCTTGTGTAACGGCATTTTGAACGTCAAGGAGATTTGCTGAAAAACTAAAAGATCCATAATGACACATAAAATATGAATTAGGCATCATAAATCTTCTTTTTCCAGACTGAAGAACGACGCTGCTCATAGATTCTGCCTGTCCATAAACTACAATATTAACGGGGGATTTTGATAGTTTTATTGTATCATATATCGCCATTCCATCATTCCAGTTTCCGCCTATACTGTGCATATGTACAGTTATTGTCTTTTTATCTATAGAATTTAATATTCTCATATTTTTAATAAAATAACATGTCATCCTAAAATCTATGCCCGGATCATTATCATCATTAGAAATAAAACTATGTAAATATAGTTCTCTATTATCTATATCTATTCCATAATTATGTATTTGGTCGATGTTTTGATTCGGGATGAGATCTAAAAAGTTTTGCTCTGTCATTTTTTTCTCCCGATTGTATATTTTTCATTTAATCTTTTTAGAATACTACTTACAAACAGAAATGCGTTATGTTTATCATTTGCAAAAATTACATGTACATTTTCATATATTTCAAATTCCATTAAGCATTTTAACATATACTTTCCGGTTATTTTTAAGGTTTTTCTTTTGTCTTCTGGAATTTTTGTTTCATCGGGGAAGTTTATTAAATCTTCAAAACTAAATTCTAAGACTAAAAATCTATGCTCATACGCTTTCATTCTCTCTATTTCATTTAAAAAAGCATATTTTTGTTGTCCTAAGTTTACCGCTAGTTCTTCAACGCAGCCTTTTCTTTCTATGCATATTTTATCTTCAAACCCGACTATACTGTAATCCCCAGTATCCAACTTTTCTTCTATCATACCGTTGCAGTTATTAAATTTACTGAAAAAATAACCCTCTCGTTCTCTACTGTCTTTGATTACAGTATATTCTGGAGCCTGTGGATATTTACTCATTTTTTATGAAACTTAGAAAATTCATGGAATTGTTCTTTAGTATTATTTCCTTTTCCGTATAATTCATGAAATTTATTATGACAACTATTTTTTCCCGCACATAAAGTAACTGCATTATTAGTATCAAATCTTCCGGCTATAAACCAATTCCATCCATCTAAATGATGGGCATTAATCCAGCCGGATTTTCCACAAATAACACATTTAAAATTATCTCTTGCAAAAACCTTTTTGCAGAATGTTTTATATTCATCGCCCTCTCTATTATCATAATAATTTGATTTTGATTTTAAAATTTTAAATTTTGGATTTATTTCTTTACATTTTCCGCAACTAATAATATTTTCATCTAGCAAAGCTTTTTCGGTAAACATTTTTTCTTTAAAGCATCCTCTGCATATACCAATCCATTTGTCTAGGCCGCCGTATTTAATGATAACAACTAGCCCAAATTCCTTTCCTATTAGATTTTTACTTGTCATCTGGTATTGAGACTTTTATTATTCTTATGTCGTTTGATATTTCTTTAATTAATGATATTGTATTTGGAGACATATCCTGTTTGAGTATTATTCCAATTAAATTATTAAACGCTCTAGCACAGGCGTCATCAGGATCGGACCCCTGAACAAAAACGATTGGGTTTTCATAATTATATTCATGAAGCTTGTAATTTCTTAATCTTGGTAGAACAAGTCTTAAACATAATTCTACTTTATATAATTTCATTTGTGTCGTAATCTACCATTAATTTAACCAAATCATCAAAGGAATGCTTCGGAGTCCACTTTAATTTATTGCGGGCCTTGTCGTTTTTGCCACATAAATAATCTACTTCGGCAGGTCTATATAAATCTGGGTCTATAATAACAAATTTTGACCAATCATCAAATCCAGCATGATTAAAAGCTACATCTAGAAATTCTCTTATTGTATGAGTTTTGCCGGTGCATATAACATAATCATCTGGCTCTTCTTGTTGTAACATCAGCCACATGGCTTCACAGTAATCTTTTGAGTATCCCCAATCCCTATAAGCCTCTAGATTTCCAAGTTTTAATTTTTGGAATGAAGCTTTTTTGCCAACAAAGTGTATATCATTAGTTATATTAGAATCACTTACTTTATGCGGATTCAATGAATGCTCTCTACAGAATTTAATATACTGCCCTATCCATTTAGTTATTTTTCTTGTTACAAATTTATCGCCACGCCTTTCGCCCTCATGATTAAATAAAATTCCGCAATTTGCATGTAAATAATGGGCTTCTCTAAATAATCTGGTCATGTAATGGGCGGCGCATTTTGCTATTGCATACGGGGATTGTGGTAGAAATTTTGTATTTTCATCTTGATATTTTACGCCGTTATTATCGACATTATATGAAGAACCAAACATTTCACTTGAAGATGCTTGATAAAATCTAGCTGATACATTTAAATCAACCATTGTTTGAAGTATATTTAAGCATCCCTTTCCAGTTATATCCCAAGTTAGGGCTGGCTGCTTAAAGGAAACCGAAACGTGTGACTGTGCGGCCAAATTGTAGACTTCATCTACGTCTTCGTTAGACGTAAATATG